TTTTCATCAAGAAACTTTCCTATGAAATTGTTAATGTCACTCTGCGTATCTTTTACTTTACTCACATCATTCACGTTAAATCTATAATTCTTATCTCCGACGTTGTATTCAAAACCTTTGAATTTGTCTCCAAAAAACCTGTTGGTTTTATTTAAGAAGTTAGTTTTAGCGTTTTTGTGTTGTTCTATTTCCTTCTGTGAATTGTTGTAGAAATTAATAGCTTCTTGTTGCTCATTTGTGAGCTTCACTCCACTTTTAAGATCTGCATAGTATTTGGATTTGGTCTCTTCCAAGTGAGTTTTAGCGTTGGCAACTTGCTCTTTTAACGCTAATTTTTTTCTTTTTATATCTCTATCGTCGTCTACATCTTCGTCGAAAGAGAATTGATCTTCCATTAGGAAGTTAATTTCTTCGTTGTTTAAATGAGGTTTTGTATTTTTATAATACTCATGAAGTAAATCTTGATTGTCTAATTCAGAATAATCTTGATTTAATTTAACGTAGTCATTTAAATCTCCACCAGTATCCTCCATAAAGTTAACTAACTTTTGAACGTTCTCGGGAAGAGGTTGACCTGTTTCTGCTAGTTCTTCAATAGCTTCTTTAGCTACAATAGCAGCTTCTTCAACTTTCGTTTCTTCTGTTATCTCTTCTAGAGCTGGTACTTCTTGTGCTTCTACTTGCGATGGAGTTTCCTCTGTTTGTGGAGCATTAACGTCTTCTTTAACCTCTTCAACTGGTTTTTCTTCTGGTGGATTATCCAAATTAACCTTAGTTATCGCTTCTTCGATAACCTGTGGTTTCATTTTCATTTTTTCTTTAACCTTTGTAACGTCACCTTTTGTTTCGTTACCATCTGGTTGTTTTTCCACTTTTTCTTTTACTTTTAATGAACCAGTTTCGTTATCCACGACTGGCTCTTCTTTTTTCTTTTTTGCCATAATATAATATAATAATAGTTAATAATTTTAAATACCTAAATTAAAACCCCCTAAACCACCACTTGGGTTTTGAAAGTCTTGAGAAGGTTTTTGGTTTTCCTTCTGATCAATCATTGCTGATTGTTGTGTTGCTTGCATTTTTGTTCTTTCATCCTTACGGTTCTCAGCCAACAACTGTGTTTCTGTTTTAGTTTTTGCTTCTAATTGCTTTAATTGCATTGCATATTGAAACTCTAATCCCATGAGTCTTTCTTTAATAGCAGCTTCTTGGTCTAATATTTGAGCTTTACCAGTAGTTTTAATCTCCTCAACCCTTAGTTGAGTTTGCATAATAGACTTTTGTTTATCTGCCTCAGCTTTGGCTTGGGCAGCCGCTACTCCTTCTTGAGCTTTTCCTTGTTCTCTAGTTTGTTCTTTTTGATTCTTCTGATCTTCTTCTCCCTTTTTCTTTCTTCTTAGTTTCAATAATTGATTAGCTAACTTAACGTTTTTAATAGCTCTTAAATCAATAGCGTCCTCAAGCTCTATACTTTGTTGGGATAATGCTGTTTGTATATTATTTTCAAGTAATGCTTTCTCCTCTTCATCCGGTTCTAATTCTAAGAATATTCCAAAGTCATACAAGTGCAATTCTGACATTTCTTTCAATGTAGCTACATTATGAGCTCCTATAGATTCTATAAAAGCATTTTTAGTTGGAGAATATTCTATAATATCTGAAATTCTAAGAGATAATTGTTCAGCAACGTCTGCGGTTATGAATAAACCAGCGTTCAATATATGTCTTGTTGCTGTATTTGAATTTGCCGCAGCCATTTTTTGAACACCTACTAAAGATCTCTCTGCTGGCGTTGAACCATCTGTAGCTTCGTTTAATCCGGTCACATCTCTTATCATCTGTAGATAGTAGTTGTACGTTTGTATTAAACCTTGCATTTTACCAGCAGCACCTTGCCCATTATTTAATTCTTGAATAGGTATTTTACCGGGGTTACCGTCACCATCTTGGGTAAATGATCTACCAACAATACTACCTGTTTGGAAGAACATATTCAATGCTTCTTGTGGATTGTAGTTTGTTCCATTACCTAAATCAACCTCAGCCAAACCATCTACATCTAAGTATACGCCATCCGGCGTCATTCTAGACATTACTTGTTGGATTTTTAAATGAGTCAATTGGATCATGTCAGCAAATCCAGTTATACGATTTACTAAAGAATCAATTCTACCCTCGTACATTCTAGGAGCAGCTATACTATAATTCATTTTAACCTTAGTATAATCACTCTTAGATCTCATCATGTTTTTAGCTTTCTCCCATTTAATGAGTTTATTAGCGCCAAGAATATAAGCTCCCTCATATAGACATTCTAATGATCTAGCTACTTTTTCATATCTATCATCTTCTGGTGGGTTAAATGAATCATCTTTCTTAATTGCTTTCTCAGCACCAGTGCCTGATGTTTTCATTTTATAAACCTCATTCATGTAGGTTTTATAGTTGAAGTATAGGATATCTACTTTATTATTGTCTGAATCCACGCTTCTAGAATTGATAGTTTGGTGAATACCAGAACTACTATTTGATACTTCTTCTAAATCCTCATGGCTTAAATAAGGAAATTGTTTTACTAATTCATTAATTGGAATAGATTTAACCTCACCGCAATAATATATATCATCGAACGTAGGTGACTCTGTGTATGAGTAAACGAGATTTGCTGGATCAACATAATCTACAACAACTCCCTCCGATGTGTTAAATGATGTTTTGACAGCTCCTATCCCAAGCACAGTTAAATCATGGTAAAACCTCTTCTTTGTATCGTTATATTGATTCCCTCTTAAAAGCATATTGATCGCTTGTTCTTCAGCGAGTTCTATAGCTTGCTTATAATCTAGTTGCATATGAAGCGCTAGCTCATCTTCTGTAGCTGGTAATTCTTCAACATCACTTTCCTTAGTAGATATACCAAATTCTTTCTCAGCAAATTCATTAAACTCCTTCAACTGCATGTCCTTTAGTATATTTTTCATATACTCAGTCCTTTTAACAACACCAAAAGGATCTTGCGAGTAAGCCTTCACATCATACAGTCTTTCAGCAATACCATTTACAACTATATCAACAAACTTAGATATAATTGGAACAGGTGTCCAGTCTAAATTTAAATAGGACAAATCACCGTTTATAGATAACTCATCCTTATACTTTTGAATAGACTGCTCGCCTCTAGAATATAATCTTAACTGGTGAAATTTATTAGTATTATAGTTATGTCTACTATTATCACCGTGTGATTTTGTGAACCACTCCGCCTCAATTGCCTTAGCAATTTTTAAGCCATAATCAAAGCTCATTTTTTCTAAGTCACTAACGACTTGACTTGGGAAATGTCTATTTATAATTGATTCAGCCATTTTTAATTTTTAATTATTTTACTCATATTACCACCCTGATTGTACTTGGCAAAATTAAGATTTACCTGTTGTTTCTCTATCTTAGCGTTAGGAGCATACAAATGTCTATTGTTTGCCATTATAGCCAAACCAGAACTTATCGTCGCGTCATACTTTGTTCTTTTATTTATATCGAACCTGCTCCAATCGTTTAACAACTCATTAAAGTATAAATCTCCAAAACTCCCATCTTGTTGCAATCCAACGTGATTTTGGATATACATCTCTATTGCCGCTGCGTGAGCTTGTTTGATGTCTTCACTAGAGTTAGGTATTCCACCAACTTCTTTTTCTGCTACAGATAATTTATTCCATACTTTATCTGGCCTGTTCATACTAAACCCTCTATATCCTCTTCTTCTTAAATAGTATAATAACCTAGGTTTATTGTTCTCCGCTAATATTGGCATTCCGTAAAATACAATCGCCATCAACATGTCCTCAAAGAACATCTCAGCCGTAGGTGGTCTTGATAAGTATTCTAAAAAGAAACTACTTGATGGAGCATCTTCCATACTAAATTTAGTTAAACCATGTAAAGCTCCTTTAGATCCTTTGCCATCTACTGTTCCTGATATATCGTAACTATCACATCCAAAAGCTCCCATGTGTTCGTTGCCGGGATATTTTATGCCATTTTTTAAGTATATCTTGTTTTGTAAATGTGTTGGTGGAACCCAACTAACTTTAAATCTTCCTTTTGAGTCTGGATAAAATATTACTTGAGTATCCTTTACTCCATTTACCCATTGAAAATTACCTTTAGTAACGCCCAGTGTTCTAATCATCTCTTCGTTATAATCTATCTGCTCATATATCTTAACGAGATTGAATATACTATTTTTACTTTCATCTCTAAACGCGTGCTCTGTCGTTCTAGGGAATTGACGGTAAAACTCATTTAAAGCATCATGATCTCCTTTTAAACCATCAACTTCATTCTGCCAACTATCTATTACACCTACATCTATTAATTCACCGTCTGGTGCGAGTCTATCGACATCAGGAGTAGTGAAAACTGGAACTCCGTGTTCGTCAATAAAGCCTTCGTAGTTCCATTCCATTGGGATAAAAAGAGAATATAAACCAGATTTTGTCTGACCATTTCTATTTCT